CTTCTATATCGGGCGACCCCAGCTTTAGTCATCCCTGCTCCAGACTTTGTAGGTCTGAAATACTTTTTAGTTTTAGGTGGTTGTCTATCTTGTGTTCTCATGGCATGAACTTTTTTCCATAATATTTAACAGAAAATGGATTAGATAAATTTACGCCTCCATATTCACCTTTAATACTTCTTCCAATATATGATTGCATACTACCGCCTGTAGATGCTTTTTTTCTTTTTGCAAACGTTGCAGCTCTACTAGGTGTA